CCTGTGCAAATTGAAATGAATAGTGATACACTTTGGCCGTCAATGCCTTCAGGTCATAAAAAAGGCAGAGGCAACAGCCTCTGCCCTCTCTTTAAGCCCTCACAATGTACTCATAGTAGCGGGCCAGCTTGTCCTCCGGTGCGTCCTTGTCACAGAGGAACGATTTTGCCATGTCGGCATAGAAATCAATCTTATCACCGACACCGTGTTTCTTGGCTACCTTAACGTAGTCACTATAGACCATGTTGAGGGCCGCCCAGAACTGGACAGGGTCGCACTCAATCCCACGCTGGGCCATGACCTGTTTGGCCTGCTCCAGCGTCCAGTGAGCGCCACGGGTGCCATCCTCGTTGTCCATATTCTTAGACCATTCATCGGCCATCTCCTTCGTGAAAGGGATATAGCCGGAAGCAGCCCCATAACCTGTCATGTGTTCTCCACCTTTTCTGTACGCCATCTCGTCCATGCGGTAGTCATGGTCAAACTCTCTCGGAGTTCTCATTTCTCCTTCTCCAGAGATAGCGAATCCGATTTTGTTCATGGGCCGATTCATCTCCCGTCGCTCTGTGTATGCGCTCCCATCCTCCCGATAGACCGGGGGGACGTAGGGGTAGCCGTAGTGAGACTGAGGGCCGTACATCCGGTCATCCCAGTAGCGGCTATCTACCCACATGCCACCATCGTTGCGTGGGGCAAAGCGCCCATCAGAGTAGCGACGATAGCCCCGATCCTCCGGCTCCATCATCTCAGAGCGCGGTGCATAACGGCCATTGTCGTAGTGTTCCCGGCCACGGCGGTCGCGCAATTTGTCCTCGGGCTCCCGGTCATAACGGCGGTCATCCTTGCGTCCGCCGGACATGAGCATCATCCGAGTAGATCGTTTCATTTTGACCCCTCCTTACGCCGTAGGGGCGGGTGCAGCACCGCCGTCAATACTGGCAAGATTGTTGCTGGGAGAGCAGCAGGGCTGCCCCAGCATGCGGAACGAGCCGCCGGTGGGGGTAGTCACCACACAGACGGAGTATCGGGTGCGAGTACGGATGCCGCAGGCAGTCACCTGCGCGCAGTTACGCTTGGTAAGGGGATATAGCTCTGTCCCCGTACCAATAGTAATGTACACAGGTGCATTGATGGTAGTTGTGGCCGGGATGGACTGGGCTACCACAATACAATACTTCCCGCCGTTGTTGTAGGCACCGGCAGGCAGATTGATTTCAAGGTTGCCGCCGGTAAAGGTGACCGCCTGGCTTAGCACCAGGTTGTCGCACAGGCGGCAAACAGGCTTACAAGACATAAAATACCTCCAAGAATCAGGGGCGGCAGACATTTAGCCCGCCGCCCCGAAATAGTCACGGCAGAGCCGGAAATTTAAAGTGGTCGATTTCGACCAGTTTAGCAGCCACAGCCGCAGCCGCTGCTGTAGGTCCCGCAATAGGGATAGGGGGCGGGCACTTGGTAAGCGGGTACGGGCATGGGGTTGATGCGCCGAATCAGCTCAGAGGTCTGAGCGTCAGACATGGCAGCAAGATAAGAGTTCTGTGCGGTCTGGCTGGCCTGGAACTTCAACGCCTGATTCTCAGACTGGAGGGAGGCGATCTTATCCTGAGTCAAGAAATTCAGGATTTCACGAGTACCAGCGTTCTGGCTGTCAATGATATCTCGTGTGCTATTCTGGATGGTATTCTGGATGGCGCAGGTGTTGGTCGCCATGTTGTAGTTCACGCCGTCGATAGCGCGCTGGGTCTGGCAGCAGCAGTCCTGTGCCTGAGCGGCCATGTTGCACATCTGAGACTGGACGCCGTTGAAGCCCTGGAGAAGTGCCACATTGGTGTTGTTGAAGCCGCTGGTGATGCTGTTATTCAGCGCATAGGTGCTGTCACAGATGCCCTGCTGGATAGCAGAGATGCCGCGCTCAACGCCATTGAACGCAATGGCCTCGTTCACATCGGCACGGGTGGCTAGGCCCTCGAGGCCGGGATCGGTGCTGGCACCGCCACCGCCGAAACCACCGAAGCCGCCGCGGCCCCAGCCAAAAATCATGGCGAAGATGATGATAGCCCACCAGCCATCGCCACCCCAAAAGCCGCCATTGTTACAGTTGCCGCCGTTGGAGTCGGAGCCAAGAGCATAGCCAGTCGCAAAATCGTTATCCATTGTATATACTCCTTTGTCAGTTATTACATCGGGGCCGTACGCTCCCCGGATGTTTCCAAAGAGCGGTTTTTATCAAGACCCGAAAACTGATAAAGAGTGCTCTATTTTATTTCATGGGTATACCTAGTTGTCGTGCAATTTCCTCAACGGAGGTTCCCCTCTGTTTCGCCATGTTTTCTGCTGTTTGGCGAAGCTGCTGCGGGTTTTTCCCCTGAATGAGCCGCATAGCTTGGGCAGCCTGTGGATTCTGGCCAGCCATCTGTTGGAGCATTTGCATGGGATTCCCGCCGTTCCGCGCCATCTGGAGCATGGCCATCATGGGATTATTCATCGGAGGCATCATTCTTTTTCCCTGCCTTTCCGCCGGACGTGGGCTTTTTCAGCCGTTCTATTTCGTCCTTCAGATTGTTGATGGTGTCCTTCATGTCCATAAATTCATCCAGCGGTGCAAAAGCGGGGGCCGGGTTCTCTGCCTGCTGTTCTTTTGCCTGCTGTTGGCCGTGGAACTCAAACACATCAGCAGCTCCGGTATTGGTATTGAATCGTTTCATATAGACCACATTATGAGCGAGGTCGGGGAAAAACATGGGAGCACCCATGAAGTCAACCGGAACACCCAGCGCTTCTTCCCTGGAGGCCACAGGACGGCAGAAAAAAGCGGGCTGTGTGTTTACATTACTCTGTGGCTGAATGGTCTGTGAGGGTTGCTGAGTAGGTTGCTGGGGCTGATATACTTGTGGAGCCGGAGCAAACGGGGTAACAGGATTGTAGGCCCCATAAGCCGGGTATGTGTAATTAGGAAACGCCATACTGACGCGCCTCCCTCCCCGCCTCCAATGCGGTTACGTAATCCTCTAGGCCCTCGTCATCTCCCTGTGCCATGTACCACATCGCTGTTTCGGTGGCACAATCGCGGGACATGCCAGCGGCTACCATCCTCTCAATCAAAGTCATCTCAAACACGTCCTTGTCCATAAAAATAAGGAGTCCGTGAGGAGGGCGGCGACGTGTACCAACCCTGTATCCTCACGTCCTCCATGTCTATATTGTCGCATAAAAATACCCCGCATGGGCGGCACACATGTGGGGGTTGTGTGGAAGTTATGGGGGATTCGCGTAATTTTTTGTATTTACTTTTTGAGATGTTACTTTATAATAGAAAGGGAGCGTGAAAAATATGATTATATATCGGCCCCATAGAGGCGGACTGAAAGAGGCTATGTCAGAAGCAAAAGAATTTAATAATGTAGAGGATATGAAAGAGTATATAGTCAAGCAGCATACTGACGATGTTATGGGAGAGGCATTTTCCAAAAATGATATTGTATTGGAAGAAGATGGGATAGAGGATAAAAGAACTGGGTGGAAAGACACAAGACATATTTGTGTGAAACGATATTACAACGAAAATTTTCCAATCCCTCAGTGTATCGGATGGTTTGCAACAAAATATTAAAAAAGGAGCCGGGTTAATCCCCGGCTCCCTTTTTCGTATAGAGTTGTTTTGCTACAGCCTCAACCCTCTGGAATATGTATTTCTCGTGGTCGCTAACTGTGCTTCGATCCCAGCCCAGCTCCGCCGCAACATCAATCTGTCCCCACTTATCAATGATGCGCCGCTTGGCGATCAATTCATCGTCGCGGTGTAGGGCAGCCTCGTGGATGGCGTTCTCCAACTGAGAGCGCAAGAGTTTATCCAATGGTTCCGGTAACTTCGCTCTTGCGCTCATTCAGTCACGTCCCTTCCGGCGGCTCCGTGGGCAGTTGTTTCAGGGCCTCCACCAGTTTTGCCGCCATTCCGTTCCCGCCTAACGCCTTGTAGGCGTTGTACATGTCCAGCACGTTTTCCATGCCGTAGATCGGGATATAACGTTGTTCGGAGTAGTGGTTGTACTCGGCAATGATTTCGCGCCTGAGGAGGGCCTGCACGCCCTGCATGAGCGCGTCGCTCTTTTGGTTATCTGCCTTGACACGTTTCCGTTCCCGCGCGGCGACCGCCTCAATGATTGCCACCAGGACGACCGCCGCGCCGGAAATCAGTGGGCCTACCCACTCCATGGGCATCAGCCCTCCTTAGTCAACTGCTTATAGACCTGATTGATACCAGTGGCCGCAAGACCGGAGACGATGCCAACAGCGGCGGCTGTTAGGTAATCGCTGGCCGGGAACTCGGGCATAATAAACATGCCGAGGATGCCAAGCACCGCGCCAAACACACCGCAGATAATGGGAATCCACTTATTGTCCAGGCCGGTGGCTTTGACGACCTGCCCGACGAGGAAGCAGATCACAGTGATAACCGCTACTCCGGTGATACCCAAAGAAGAAATGTCCATGATATGTACCTCCATCAAATCAGATTCAACCGATCCAGCACGACGGCCAGCTCCTGCCGGGTCATATTATCGCGGGGCCGGGTGCCGTCCAGAACTCCCTTGTCTTTGGCCTTCTGCCACGCCTCAGAGGCCCATTTGTCCGGGGTGTACTCCGCGTTGTCCTCCCCCTGTTCGGCTTGCCACACCACGCCCAGGAACTCACAGATGCCCTTTGCGGTGGCTTCGGCCAGCTTGTCCCGGTACTTGCTATCCTTGAGATACTCCGTGTCCGTCTTGTTGGTGTGGAAGCCGTACTCAATGAGTGCGGCGGGGGCGTCCGTCTTGGCGAGCACGGTGTACATCTCAGTCTTGACAGGTTCACTTCGCAGGGAGACCCCGGCGGCGTGGAACGCGTTGACCAGCTTGGAGGCCAGAACATTGCGCTGCGCCGTCATAGGCCCTGCGCTGGTGTAGATCTCCAGCCCGGACGCGCTCGACCATCCGCCCTCCCCGGCGGCGTTGGTGTGGATGCTCACAAAGCAATCCGGCTTTGCCTTATTGCTGATGTTGGCCCTCTCCGTCAGGCTGGGGTAGTTGTCCGCCGTCTTGGTGAGCACCACGCCCACCCCCTGGGCCTCCAGCAACGGCTTGATACGCTGTGCAATATCCCAGGTAAACTCCCACTCCTTGTATGTACCGTCCGGGGATCCGTTGACGTTGCCCGGCCCGTGTCCGGGGTCAAGGCATACAGTATGCTTGCTCATAGGCTTGTCCTCCTCTTCCGGCGGCTTCTGGCCGCCCTGTTTGAGCCAGACACAAATCCAGTTGTGCACCTTGCGGCTGGCGGTAATGCGCTCTCCGCCAAAGTCACACTGGCTGGAGCCGCCCCCGTCCAGCATGACGGCGGAGGACCAGCTCAGCCCGGCCAGCTCGTCCCGCAGAGTCTCTGGCGTGGCTGTATCCCTGGTACCGTTGCCGGAGCAGTAAAGGGCCAGACTGCCACCGCGCAGGCCGATGACGCTGCGCCCCCGCTTGCCCCCCTGGGCCGAGCCATAGGAGGGCTTATCCACCGGCTTGCCGGAGGCAATGAGGGCAGTAACCGCGATAAAGTTGGCCGCTCCCTCGTACTCGGAGGTCATGCGGATGTCCGGGCCCTTGTCCCAGGCGTAGCCCATTGTCCTCCATGGTGTGCCGGAGCGCATTACCCCACCCACCTTGAGCAGCGGGCAGGCCGAGCCATCTGGGTTCCACATGCCGCCATTCAACACATAGTGGGCACCAGTCTCTGACTTGACCTGGGAAAGTGTCTTGCGGCAGTTGGTGATCCGCAGCTCCATACGCTCCACGGACGAGAGCGGGATGTATGTAATGAGCTTACTCATTTGATTCACATCCTTTTATCCAGCGATCCCGCTGTTGATTACTGTTCCGGGGCCAGTAGCCCGGCCAGCTCCTGGTACTCCTCCGGGGTGAGCCGGTCGGCGGCGAGATAGACATCCATCTTGTCCTGGAGCCCGTCGGTTCGGTTCTTCTGGATGAGCAGCTTGCAAAGGTTGTATACGGTTGTCATGGCGTCTCCTTTCTCATGTGGCAGCGGTGAGTTCCAGCATGCACAGCCGCGCCTCGTGCTCGGACAGCATGTCCAGAGTGATGTCCTCTGCCGAGGGCGATTCCGGCCCCGACGGTCTTGTGTCCGGGGCGGCCTGTCCTGTTTCGGGATTGTAGCGCCACCCCTGCTCCACATTGTCCTGTACCTCTACACAGCGTCGTGCAAATGCCTCGCTATACCACTTCTCTGGCGGGAGTGCATACTCCGGGATGATTTCGCGGACAGTGTTATCCTCATTTAAATAGACTGTTTTCATTAAAATCACTCCCTACCGTAAATCGCCACATATCCATCGCCGCCTTTGCCACCTATGCCGCTGGGCTTATACTCGCTGGAACGAAAAGTCCATCCCGCTCCACCACCTCCTCCGCCACCACCGCGGGTACCGTTTTTACCCATTATTGCATTGCTCTGGCCGGTAGCTCCAGCGCCACCATTACCGGCTCCACCGTCACCGCCATTTCCGCCGGGAGTTGGCGGATCATTAAGACTAGGATTGCCCCCTCCGCCACCTCCGCCACCGAAAGGTTTAAACCCAACAATAGAAATAATAGGCCCAGCATTGCCATCGCCATCGCCATTGTTATTATGGCTACCACCACTACCACCTATCATGAGCCAACCAGGAACAATCTCATTGGGGGCGTAGCCACCACCCATGCCACCAAGATTGGCTCTTCCACCACTGCCACCAGGTACGGTAATACCAAAAGCGCTACTGCTCCCACCAGCGGAGCCATTATTAGTGACGGACGGTCCCAAAGAAGAGACTGCACCAGCTCCACCAGTTCCAACAACAATATTATTGTTTTGAATTGTACTGCTATCCAAAACATGGAAACACGCTACGGCCCCACCCCCGCCGCCACCTCCACCGCGCTCTCCACTCGAACCTCCGCCTCCTCCAGCACCAACCACAACCACAAAAACATCTGTATATTTGCGGTCGAACGTATGGGTGTAGCTCCCTGGTGATGTGTATTCCTTTATCAGTTTATAGCCAAGCTTCTGTTTGAGAGTCTGGTCAACATGCTCGTCCACATAGCTCTTGTGGGCGGCGTCTGTTAGGTCAGTAGGAGCGGCCAGATTGGCTATCTTGTGACCACTCATGCTAATTGCACCGGACATGACTCCACCGGAACTTGCAAGAGCCCCCACCTGCTCCGCCGTGACGGCGTGGGGGTTGTTCTTGTTCCCGGTGTGGGCAGTCAGGGCCTGCTGCACCGCCTCCGCGCTGCCCGCCGGGTCATAGTCCATCTTTGGGAGCTGCTCACCTGGCACCTTGCCATCGGGCCCCAGCGTCGCCACGCCGCCCGGCTGGCCCTTCTCCGTAGTGGGGATGTAGCCCATGGCGGGGAGTTGAGCATGAGGCACCTTGCCGCTCTCATCCAGTCCGGCAACCCCGCTCGGCTGGCCTACCTGTGAGGCCATTACTACCGGCAATTTTTCGCCTTTTGCCATTTGTATCACCTCATTCAACTTCTTCTAAGTAGGCAATCCCGTTGTCAATGCCCCATTTATATTTTTTTTGCGTTGTAATGTCGGTAATGCTCAGGTCAATGTCCGCCAAGTATTCCTCGATCAGCTCGATTGTTTCTGGGCGGGTCATGTATACGCCACTCTGGATGGTCAGGTCTATCTTTGTGTCGTTGCCCACATAGACCACAAGATCCATCTGCCGCTCTACCGGCTGTCCGGATGCGTAGGAGGGCATGAGATCCGCCTGGTCTCCGGCATTTCCGTAGGAGTACAGCACCTCCGCGATCTCCTGGCCTTCCGGGTAAACCGCCTTGGCGTACAGGGCCAGTTCGCGGAAGTACCAATCCTGCGTGATGTCCTGGTTTGAGTACACCCCGCCGAAAATGGCCTTTGCGTCGTTTGTCCGCTGCTTCTTGGTGATCGGAAGCTCCTTCACCGGAGAAGCAACCTCCGTCATCGTCCTGGCCGTCTTGCCGGGCGGGATATAGCCGGAGCCGAGTACGATTTTTGTCGGCGTGAATACGGCCCCCATCTGCACATGAGTCAGGAGGGCCCGCCCGTTGTCTGTAATTGCGTTGTTCTGGAACTTTGCCATGGTATCCTCCCTCTCTTTACAATGTCGCCCCGATGGCGTACTGTTCGGCACCATACTCCCGATAGGCAACGCCAGCGCACAGCGGCATTTGCCCGGTCAGGGTGATGTAGATACCGTCCAGCTTTGCAGAGGCCCGCTTGACCTTATTCAGCAGGTTCAGGAACTCGGTCAGTTTCTCATTGGACAGTGACGGGTTGCTGGAGTACACCCGGAAGCGTCCTGGCTGGCCGTCATACTCGAACCACTCGGTTATATATCCCTCTCCGAAATAGCTATTGATGACGTTCTCAACCGCCCACTTCGTGCCCAGGCGCTTATAGACCAGGTCGCTGTCCTTAATCAGGGCCCGCTTGGTATCCAGTGACGCGCCGGTGTCATACCACAGGATATTGAGTTCCCAGGCCAGGGCGTCCAGCTCGTCCTCGCTCAGCTCGTCGATGTGATCCCACGTGGACAGGGTGGCAGTGCTCTGCGCCAGCTCAGGCACAATCTCGTCCATGGCGGCGGACAGGCCCTTGACCGCCCCGTCCTCTCTCATGAACTGGGGTAGCAGCCGGATAAATTCAAGCGTGCTCAGTTTCATCTCGTTCATGTAACCACCTCATGGGACACCGTCGGGACACCGGACAGCTTCGCTACCTGGGCCTTCGTGAGCTCCTGGAAGGTAGGGCTCGTGACCTCCAGCCGGAGGGCCCCGGTGCCGCTGGCCGGAGCCAACACAAAACGGCGGAGCTGGTCAGGGTTGATGTCCCGCGCCAGCGCCGCCGCTTGCCAAGCAATATATTGGTCGATTGCCCCGCCGTCTCCCTCGATTGTCTCGATGGTGGCGGCCTCGTCATCCTTGGTGCAATAATACTTGATATTGATGGTGTATTCCACCTGCTGCGGGGCCATAACCTGCACCTTGTCCGTCATGGGACGCACGTCGTCGGCCATAGCCGCCTGCACCTTTTCCAGCGTGTCACCGTCAGGGATCTCCCCGCCCCTCATCAGGGGGTAGATGTTGACCGTGTTCGGCTCATCCTCTGGGCAGTCAATGGCAACGTCCACGATATCGGGGTCGGCGGTCATGGTGTGGTATCTGTACCCGCTCTCCGGGCCAGCGGTGGACAGTGTGGACGGAGCCAACCGTATGCGTTCCCGCAGCCGGTCGTCGCCCTCCTCGGTGTATGGCTCGCCATCGTCGCCGCCGGTGCTGGTGGTCGTGTTGGACGCCCCCGAGATATAGGGGATCAGGTCAACCAGTGTCTTGATGGTTCCAATGGCGAACCCGTTGTAAGCGGAGCCGCCGGCGGTACACACCCCAAGCACGTCCACGGTCTGCGCCCCTACTGGCAGGACGGCGGTTTCCTGCGTGGCGAAATACACACTCCCATCCGTTGTGATGCGGGTGCCCGCCGGGATGATGATGTTCTCCGCCTGGGCCGCCGACGCGGTAAAGCGGAAGGTCGCCGATGCGCTGGCCGGCGCCGCCCGTTCCACGCCGTAGCGTGCCCCCAGGGCGTCCAGAACCTCGCCCCTGGCATACTGCAAGGTGCGCTGTCTCATCTTGTCGTTGAACTCGTTGTATAAGGCCACGAACACCGCCACCAAGGCCTCGCCAAAGATGCGCCGCTCGTCGCCGGGGTACAACGCTTCTCTGCACTCATCCATCAGGGAGCCGATGATCGCGGTGTAGAGCTTGGCGCTGTCGGTCTCCACAAAATTAAAATCTGCCAATCCGGCCCACCTCCTATGTGTTTTCTGTGACATCTGTCGCCACGACGTAGCCGCCGCCGGTGTCATTCTGCGCGACGGATATACCGTCCATTGTGACGCGGGGCTCGTAGGTCTCCAGCAGCCACTCGGCGTCCTGCTGGATCTCTGGTTCAGCCGTTGTGATTGGCTTGTCAATCATGCGCGGGTCAAGCCCCTTTATGCGCTCATAGGGGACTTCTCCACGGATGAGCCGCAGCAGATTCGACGCGCACACGTTCGGGGCTCCGTTCCCGTTTGCTCTCATAGTTCCGTCGCCCCCTTTATCCATCGTTTTTTTGCCTTGCCCAGTTGCTTACCTTTTTCTGCGCCTTGTCTGACTTGGAGGCTGTGGCATCCATGGCCGCCTTCTTGGCCGCTATGGTGGCCTTGTAGTTGGATGTGGCCTTTTGGGCGCGCGCTGAGCCACCGACGCTTGTGGGATTGCTGGGCGCGGCGGCTTTGTTGCCCTTGGAATCCACCAGAGCCGATGTCTTGCCTTCGGAATACTCCTCCAGCGTCATGGCAACCTTGCAGGAAATCCACTTACCAGTCGCCGTCATCTGCACTTCTGAGGTGGAGACTGCCGTCAGCTTCATCTTGGCAGGCCCGAACCGCTTTTCGCCGATATACAGCGGGTGGGACTGCCCCAACAGGGATTCCCACTCCTCCACCTGCGCCCTGGGGTCTACCCCCGCAGCGGCAAAATAGGTGGTCTCGAAGGAGATGGGGCGCAACTCCCGCCCCCGCGTATTGGTCGGGTTTGTGCCGCTGGTGTCGTTCTCGCTGTCCGCTTTCAGGGTCAACGATGTGGAAAACCCATTGAATGGGACGATTTTCGTGGGGGAAGTCAGGAACCCCTTCGGCCCCCACCTTGCAATGAATGTCATGTGATATGCTCCCCCTTACTGCGGCCCATTGGTGACCCCTGGGCCAGCCTCGACGCCGCTATGGGTGTGCCCGTTGTAGCTCGGCACCGCTCCAGTTTTCAGGTCTCCGCCTGGGATGCTCATATCACCCGTGGCTAGTTCCAGTCCATCATAGAGCTTGTGATTCCACTCCCCATCCATCCGGGCCAGAACAACCCCGGTATTATCCGGGAACACGGCATACACAACCGGCATTTTGACTTCCAGGCACTCCCACAAGAAGAAGGGCACCACAAGTTCAACGCTGACGCTCGTTCCCTCGAAGGCTGGCACCACAGTAGCCTTTCTCCCAGCCTCCTTGATGTCGGATACATAGCCCTTGTTGATCATCAATACCCCTCCAGTGGGCGGCGGAAAAAGATTTTACTTTTCCCGGCCCCGTAGTCGTTCCGTACATGCTCCAGGAACACCGCCCCGTCCCAGGAGGGGGCCCGGCTGTTCTCCAGAGTAACAGTAGAGGCCGCCGCATAGCCGGGCAGAATGCGAGACCGCACATACCCGGCGCAGCAGCCCTTATTTGCGGCCCTCAGCAGGCTTTTCGCATACCGGGCGGCCTCCGCATTGCTCGATATGTTCGGGGGTGTCTCTGGCCGCAGGACGCGCCCCACGCCATTGCCCGCGTCGAACTCGCCGGAGTATTCGCCTCCGGTGATGATGCAGGAGCCATACAGCTCCGCCCGCCGGTCGGTGTACTCATAATCGCCGTCCACGGTCACGGTCAGCACCTCAGACGGAGCCGCCGCCTCCATGTATGGCTCGGAGTACACGACCAGCTTCTTGTCGTACACCAGGAAGGCACAGCCCTCCAAAGTGCAGATCCGGTTGAGAAACGCGAAGTCGCTCACCCCGGACTGGAGCAGATAGGGATACAGCCTGTCATCCACCCCGTAGGAGGCGAAGGACAGGCCGTTATTGGCGGCGATTTCCGCCCCTATCTGAGATAAGCGAACCTGCTTCCACGCTTTGTTCTGCACCTCGTAACCGGATGCAGGGGCCGACCACGCGCACAGGTCATATGTCCCGTTGCGCGGCGTCGCAGACGCAAGAAACATGGTTCCGGTGCCGATGGTGCCATAGTCCACCTTGAGCTCGTCCCCGACGGCGGGTGTCCACTTATCCCACAAGTTATCCACATCATTCACACGCAGGTTGAGAGTATCAGCCCGACCGGCGGCATACATGTCGTGGTAGCAGCGGTTGATGGATACGCTCTCAGTGATGTCCACACCTTTATAGGTAATCCTTATCATGTCTCACGCCTCCAGGGTGGCAGGGTCTCAGGTGGTGTTATAGCTGCCTCGTCCGGGATATATAGCTCAACCCCGGCCCCGAAGACCAGCGTGCCGCAATGGTCGGGGTTGGCCTGGATGATGGCGCTGGCCTGCTTCTCATCGTCGAAATACGCCAGCGCCAGGCCGTCGAAGGTGTCGCCTTCAACGGTAGTGTGAATACTAGCCATAGACCGGCTTCCCCCTTCCTGCGAACCACGCTTCCAGCATGTCGATAAATTCCGGATATTCGGCCTCGATGGCATCCATGATGCTCTCCTTGTCGGCCTGCCCGGTAACTGTGATATTGGGCGCGAAGGTCACGCCGCCCAGGTTCACGTCCCCACCGGAGCTTCCGCCGGACAAGCTGAACGATGTCCCGTCCTCGTCCGCACCAAGCATGCGACCAGCCTTGGCCCAGTATGCCAAGTTCTGCGCCCGATAGGCCGGGTCAAAGCTGATAACTGCCTCGGTTCCAGCCTCGCCCGCGATGGACGGGCCATTGGTGAAGCCGCCGGTAGCAAGAAGCGGGATGTTCGGGATGTTGATATGGAATCCCTTGCCACCGATAAGCGGAACCCAGTCTGGCACGTCAAATCCAATGGAATTGATTCCGTTAATGGCCTTATTCACAATGGAAATCACGCCGTTAATCGGGGCCTTTGCGATATTCATAATCATGCCGAAAATGTTCCCAAAGATGTCCACGATATTCTGCCACGCGGCCCCCCAGTTTCCGGCGAAGATGTTGCTGATAAAGTCAATTACTCCGCCGAAAATGGCCTTGACGTTCTCAACTGCAGCCTGTATGCTCTGCCACCATCCATCCAGGAACGCCCCAAACATGGGGAAGTGCTGGCCTATGAAGTCGATTGCCCCGGTAATCCACCCGGCGATATTGTTCCAAATTTCGCTCACCTTGTTTCCGAAGGCGATCAGGTGCTCCTTGGCGGTATCCCAGTTGCGGTAAAGCCAAATACCACCCGCCACGAGTGCCGCAATGGCCGCAACGGCGATAGTAATGGGAGAGGTCAGGAATGCGATAGCCCCATTTAGGGCCCATGTTGCAATCGTGGCTGCGTTTACCACGGTCGTCCCGGTAGCAAGAACAGCGGTTTTGATTGCCTCCGCAGCGGCCACTCCCAGGGAAATTGTCTTATAGGCCACAAATGCGGCGGTCAATCCTCCGACGACAGGGATTAGCCAGTCCATGTTGTCCTTTAACCATCCGATCCCGTTCTCCGCCAAGGTGATGACATCATCGGTCAACTCACCGATCTGCTCGGCAATGGCTGTGAAGTCGGTCTCGCCAATGAGCTCCATAATTTTGTTCAAAATCTTGGTAAATCCCTGCTGCACCGCCGTAGTGACCGGCTCTATTCTCTCTCCCATTTCGGCCAGCGTTTGGGTATATTCAGCGTTGGCCGCGTTGGCATCCATGAGGGTGCCCGCCGTCTCCTCGTATTTGTCGGCGGCCTCTCCGTAAAGGACAGTCAAGGTGTCGGTGATAAGAGCCTGCCGTTCCGCCTCGTCGGAACACTCAGACAGGGCCACGTTGAAGGCATCCTCCGCCGTGACCACCTCATCGTTCATGTACCCGGCCAGCATCTCGGCGGCCTCGCTGTTCCAGTTCAAGGCGTCCGCGAATGTTCCGGTAACTTTGCCCACCTTTGCGGTCTCCGCCGCAGCCTCAGCCAGGCTTTCCACCGGGAGAGCGTCCTGGTAGGTGCCCCACACGCCGGTTGTGATGCGCACCCATTCGTCAAGCTCTTCCTGGCTGTCTGCCATGCGGGCAATGTTGTTCGCCGCCTCAACTGCCCGGTCATCCTCACCGAACACAGAATAGAGGCCCTTCCAAGTCTCGGTCGCGGTATCGGCTGAGAATCCGGCCCGGTCAAAGGCCGTTTCAAGGGTGCCCATGTCCTGCCGGAACTCGCGGGTGCTTTCTGCCAAGCCATAAATGCCGGTAATGGCATCCTTTGCTGCTCCGGCGATGGCTTGGATTCCGCTGGACACAAGGTCAGCGGCGGCCCCTTTGGCGATGGTGAAGCCGCCCTTTAGGTCTTTGGATGCCTTCTCCAGTTCTTCGAGCTGAGATTGCGCGTCATCCGCCACACCCTCCAGCATTTCTAGCCGGTCGGCCATGCTCTCGATTGCTGCCCGTACTGACGGGTCGATGTCGCCGCCGATGTTGATAGTCGTTCGGAACTCTTTCCCCTTGCCCATGGTGTCCTCACCTCCTACCTATGGCGCTTCCATTTACGGTGTGGCTTGTTGGCCTTCATTTTGGCCTGCCGCCCCTTATCTTCTTCCACCGCTTCCCCGAACTCCTGGAGGAAGTCAGTCAGCCTCATTTGTCCAGTTTCTCGGATGCTTGTGTGGAAGGTTCGGCTGTACTCTCGTAGGGCTCGTCGGAGGTTTTTTCCCCGGAGGTTGCCCCCGACCTCCGATAGGTAAAAAGCATGCCAATGTCGGTCAGCGCCAGGACGTCAAAGCCCTTGATGCGCTCCAGATCGGAGATGTCGATCTCCGGGTTTACCGCGATAACGGCGAACATGCCAAGGTATAGGTGGAGTGCGTAGTCGTTCTCCCGCATTTTGAAGGAGAAGGACTTGCTCTTGTTGATAGCGGAGCTCCGGGCGCACGCCTCAGAGAACTGCGCCGCCGTGATCTCCATGGGGTCATAGGTCAGCTCAGAGACCTGCTTCCCGTTGATGGTGATGGGCTCGCCCAGTTTCAGTGTATTTTTGCTCATGGTGTCCTCCTTATGGAAAGGCCCCGCCGGGCAGTAACCGGCGGGGCTTGTGTGTTAAAGCATGGAGCTCACATCTCCATACTCAGTACCGGCAATGCGGCACTTTCCGGCAAGCCGGTCAATCAGGAACATCTCCTGCCCGTCAACAAACAGGTTGTACCGGGTGACGGTGATGGTGACCTCATTCTCCGACGCGGAGCCGACCTCAAGTCCAATGCCGGGGATCTTGTTCGGGATGCCTCGTAGAAACGCCTTGCACCCCACGTTTCTGGTGTTTCCGTTGGCGTCGGTGATAGTCTGCACCCAACGGAACTCCAGCGGCTTCATATCCGGCTTGATGAGGGCACGGAGCCCCATATCAACGCCGATCTTGGTCAGGGACGCCTCCATATTGTCCAGGAGCTGCCAGATAGGCAAGGTGAAGGTGCCCATGGCCTGGAGATCTGCCGTCAGAGGCGTTACCTCCGGGAGGGTGATAGCCACATCACGGGCCACCAGGGAGCCGTTAGAATATGCGGTGTCGGCCACGACAGGGCCGCAGATGTTGACAAATGCGCCCGCCATTTACTCCACCTCCCCGAAATAAGAATCAAAGCCCGCCGTGGTGTAGGCCACCCGCATAGTGCCGCTCTTGAAGGGCGGGGTTGGCGTTCCCTTCGTCGCCCAGGTGAAGTTGCCCTCCACCAGGTCGCCGGTGCTGTTGTCCTCCTCGGTGAACTCCACCACAGGCGTGCCAATCAGCGCGCCCACTGCGGCCAGCGCGTCCGCCTTCTCCTGCTCGCGGTTCTTGATGGTGTCGGCCATAGCGCGGGTCATGGGCCGGTCGATGGTCAGCGCGTGCTCCTGCTGGAAGCTGTTGGTGATGTGCATCATCGTCCGAATGGAGTTATCGAAGATTGCGCGGTTGTCTGTTACCTGCCCGTACTTATATGCCGCCGTATGGGGCCCCCACAGCACCCACAGGCCCCCCCAGTACACAAGGGTCGTGATGCCCTGGGCGTTGAGCTCGTTGCCACGCTGCTGGTCAAATCCCCGGTTGGTAGCGTCCGTCCCGAAATACTGTCGAGCCACAGGGATGGCCTTATTGGAACAGCTCTCCATGGGGATGCCGTCGTGTGTCTCATCCACAAGCATCTGCCGCCAGACGCCCAGAGTTGAGGCATGAAAAATGCGCCCGGAGGTATCCATAGCCTTGGGCCAGAAAACCTTTGAGCGCTCGTTGGTATATGCGTTTTCATCCTTCCACTTGATGGCCTTTTCTATGGTGTCCACCGCCTGGCCGCCGACCCTCGAATCCTCCACCCGAGCCTCGCCCACCTTTGCGGCGGCTGCCTCAAGCGGAATGTCGGCGAATACGACCGCATCCCAGTGGCCGTTTACCTTAGTACCTGCCTTGACCATTGCCTCGTATACTTTGGGCTTGGAGCTCCAGCCGGGGCAGGCGATCAGATTCGGGATCAGACCCAGTTCAGGGTAGACAAGTCCGACGCATCCCAGGCCGGTGTAGACGCCCGCAGCGCTCATGCCGCCGATGATGTCATCTTCGGTGATGGTGGAGATATCAACTTCGCTGAACGTGGCCTGTACGGGGCCGGTCAGCTTCTCACCCAGACTGTCGATGATGACCTGACCCTTGGTAAAGTCGTAGTCGATGGAGAAGTCAACGCCCTCCACCTTATCGGCCAGCACCAGAGTGTCCAAGATGATGGTGTCGCTCTGGATGGTGGCCTGTCCATTGGCAAAGGCGAGCTCCTTGGTGGTCTCCTGAGCCTTCTTGTGCTTCGCGGGGTCAAGGACGTTGATCGCCACGATGGGGCCGATATTGCCCGCCGCGTTGTCGAAATGAAGCTGGAACGCCTCGCACAGGTCAAAAGTGCTCCAGTCGGGAGAATATCCAAAATAACGCTTGACAGCGTTGAGATTGGACAGTTTGACCGGGCTGTTAACATACTGCTCAAAGCCCCGCACCAGGTTCACCGGCGCAAGGCCGACGTACACAGCAATCGTTCCGGCCTGCGTTGCAACGTCGCCGATGCTCGCCGCAAACTCGCCATAGGTGCCATGCTTGTAATCTGCCATTTTGTTCCCTCCTTACAGAAATTTTTGTATGCCTTGTATGTTCCGCCGCAGCGGATAATTAACGGTGAAGGATACCCAGGCGAACCACATCGGATAGAAGTCCGGGATGGCCTCTTGTTCCGTCAGCGGGCCGAACTTGACCGACTTGGCCCGGTCGATGGCATAGCCACCGATGTTTGTCACACTTTCCACCGCCCGGAGGGCGATGTCAACGAAGTTCCAGGCATCCCGCCAGCCATCTCCGTTTCGCTTGAAATATGCGTCCGCATCTTCTCCCGTCCAGCGGTGCATCGTCCCGTCCCCATTGGGGAGGAACACGTCCTCCCCATGGGTGCCGGGGTTCCAGGCCGAAAAACATAACTGCACCTCGACCGAGCCGCTGCCTTCCGCTGGTACGTCCTGGCCGGTGACGAACCGGACGCATAAAGACGGAAATGGTGCATGGATACCGGGCGACAATTTGTCGGACGTGGGGACGTACATGGCAAACGCCGCAGGGGTCGCCAGATTATAGGCATACCCGGAATCATCCGGGGCCGTGTTCTCCGGCGGTACTTTCAGCTTGATTTGCTCACAGATGTTTTGCCGTGCCCACTCCGTCAGGGTGTCCAGCATGTGAACCACAGACATGGCCTCGGCCTCCTTTATGCGATGATGTTCTCCCGGAGCACGACGGTCGCCATGCCCATATCAACCTGCCAATCGTCCACGATGCACTCCCGCCCGTTGACATTCAGGTTTTGACCGGGGGCCCGTCTGGGAGGCAAGTCCTCCACGCGGGCATAAAAAAGGGTAGCGCTTTCCGCCACCGCCAGATCCTGCCCACCCTGCCGGGCTTTCAGTTCATCGTTGTCAATGACAATAGGGATGTCCTTTCCCTCGATGTGGTAGGTCTCCCCGAAGAAGTCCGGGTTCAAAAATACGTTGAGACGGTCAGCCTCCACCATATCCTTGAAGCCCATTACTGCACCGCCTCGGCGGCGTCGAAAGAAGGCGCGAGCTCATCGCCTGGCGCTCCCAGCTCACCTTCCACCATATTGGCCTCGATGTGAGCGTCTAGGGCGTCCACCATCTCCTTCTTAGTAATGCCGGCCTTGAAGGTCAGGCCGCACAGCTTCCCGATGTCCCGCAGCTCCTTGGCGGTCATGTCCTCGCTGTACTCAGGGATTGCGGTCACGCCGTCCGGGAGCTCAGGAAGCGCGGGGGGCTGCTCGTCGAATCCGATGGGAGCCGCGCCGGTCTCATCGTTGTCCACATGCCGGGCCACGCCCTGGGAGACTAAACGGGCCTCCTGCTCGGCGGTCAGTTCAAAGGGCGCGGAACGGCTATCCCTCGCCACGACGCGAATCTTGCCGCTCTTCTTGTCAGTGACGTAGTGACCATACACGCCACGAATAATCTGAATCACGCTTTACTCCTCCTTGTTTTGTTGCTCAGGAACTCGCAATAATCCCAGCCGCCCGCAGGCTGGCAAGCAGGGCGTTGAACTCCTCCTTGGTGGGTGCGGCGGCGGCATCAGGCACTACGGCGGCCTGCTTCACTCCGCCCAGGGCCGAAGTAGTAGCCGCCGGGAGCGTGTAGGACGGGCCAGCAGCTCCAGTATCGCCTTTAGGCCCTTGCGCCCCGGGGTCCCCCTTTTCCCCTTTGGGGCCTTGCGCCCCGGGGTCTCCCTTTGGGCCCTGCGGGCCAACCTGTTCATTCTTGACGCCCTGCTCCAGCTTGTTCATCTTCTCGGCGGTGATGAGGTCACCGTCGTTCCAGGTGGTCGGTTCGTATGCCATGGTGTTACCTCACTTTCTTCCTAAAATCGCTGTTCCGATCTGCCCTCTGCCGATCACAGCAGCCTCAGCAGAGGGGGTTATTCCCCCAGGACAGTTGCAGAGATGAAGGGGTTCTTAGTACGGGGGATAAACAGCGGGCGGGCGGACACGGTCAGCTCGCGGGCGTTCTTCTCCGTCCAGTGGCGGGGCACCCGGCGGCCCATGTAGGTGTGCCACATGTTGTCGGACTGCTCAATCTGAGACACAGCGCCATACAGGCCACGGCCAGCGTTGGGCGCGGTCACGCAGATCTGCTTCTCGGGAACATAGGGCTTGACCTTCCCGTCCTCCTCGTCCACATAGGTGCCGTCATAGGTCAGCAGGTCGATCATGCGGCCACGGATATTCAGGCGGCCCAGCCGGGCGGCACCGTTGGGCAGGGTCACGGGGTCGATCTGGCCGATGCGGTAGTTGTTCAGGTCGAGTAGCTTCTGGAGCTTTTCATCGTCCAGCAACGCCTCGGCGGCATCCGCGCCCAGCAGCACCTCGGTTGCGTTGTTGCCAACGGTGGTCAGCATACGGATCATCTGGTACAGGTCAGACACCTTGTCGGAAGTGCTCTCGTTCCACTTCACGCCGGGAGTGTAGACGGCGGGGTTGGCGCCCTCGTCATAGAACTTCATGACATACTCCACATATTCACCCTCACCGTACTTGTCGGCATACTGCCGCAGCACATAGCCGTTCTCGAACATGCACTTTGCCGCGATGTACTCCTCCCGGTTGGTGTGCATCTCGTCGAAGTCCTTCAAATCCTGGAGAAGGATTTCAGCCTGACGCTCGTCGGGAGTACGGTCGCTGAACAGGTTCTCGCCGAAGCCCTTTTTGTTCAGGTCATCAATGGTCAGGGGGCGGCTGGGAGCCACCAGAGGCGGCACCATCTTGTGGGTGCTGTACCCTTCGCGCTCCACGGGGATGGAGCCCTTGCGGGGCAACACGACAGGGGCCAGCTTGTTGCCACTTGCGTCCTTGTACTCCACCAACACCTCCTCAGTGGGGAACATGTCCCCGGATCCGGTGGGAAAATAGCGGTCACGCAGGAAAGACGTGACGGGGCTCATCTGGCGGACAGCCGCCAGCATGGTCTTGGTCTTGTAAATGTCAATAGCCATTTTTAGTCCTCCTTCTCGCCCATGGCGTTCTCGATGTAGATGCCGCCGTTGCGCAGGGCCTGGATATCTGCAACGGACAGCTTGTAGTCAGCTTTGGTGATCAGCGCGTTCTTGTTAAACTGGCCGGAGACATACACCTCAGCTACGGCCTCGGAAGTTGCGTCCACGTTATCGCACAGGATTCCGTAGGCAGTTTCGCTTGCACCTGCGCTCTCTGTGGAAAGCTGCTTGAGCTTTCCGTCGGCCCCGGCGGCCAGAACCGTGCCGCGTACCAGTTTCCCTTGTGCGGCGGCGATTGTGGCGGATGCGGTCAGGGTGGGGATGGTGTTCCCCGCGATCAGGTTGTCGGGTACGCAAGCGCCCATGCTCTCGAAATAGTTCGCCATTTTACTTGCCCTCCTTGTTCTTGATACAGTTGAGCAGAATCGCTTCGGCCCTCTCGTCATCGGTCTGCGCCTTGGGCTCAGCGCCGGGGTTCGGGGTAGGCTCCACGCTGCCCGCGCCGCTGTTCTTGGCGTCCTCGCCCAGTTTATTGAGCATGCTCGCCCCGATAGCCGCCTGGGCCTTCATGGCCGCAAAGGCCAGCTTCTCGGCGTTCATGGGACTTTCGCCATACTTTGCATTCTTGACCATCTCGGCGTCGCCGATGGCCGCCTCGATATCCTCGATACCCTGGATGCGGGCACGTTCGTCCGCGACGCCCTTTGCCTGCGCGGCGGCCTCCGCCTGCGCCATCAGGTCGGGATAGGCAGCGCGGAGTTCCTCAAGGTTCTTGATTTCCATGTCTTTACCTCCGTTTTTCTTCGTTTTATCGAGAACCGGGGAGCCCGGCTTCTCTCTGTTTTTGGGGGTGTTCCACTTGGCCCACTCCTCCGTGCTCATGACCGGCACGTTGTCCGGCACCTTGCCCATACACCGGGCGGCAACAGGGTATCCGTTGACCATGACCGCAGAGCGGTCGGGGGTCAGCTTCATCTCCACCTGTTCGGCCTCGTCGCCGATGGTCTCAGTGGCAAATCCCTCCGTCACAGCCTCCTCGCCGGTCATCCAGGTCTCAGCCTCGACCAGGGCGTTGATTTCCGCCTTGTCCCGGCCTGTCCTCTCAGCGTAGATGTTGACCCCCGCCTTGTTGTGGGCCTCCATCTGCTTGGCCGCGTCCCGCAGGTCATGGACCTGGTAATAGCCATAGAGGAACCCGGCGGCCCCGTGGATCATGAGGTTGCTGCCCGCGTGCATCTTCCGGTCATCACCTGCCATGAAAATCAAAGAGCCAGCGGATGCCGCCAGACCGTCATTGATGGTCGTAACGTGCGCCGCCAGCCCCTTGAGCCGGTTATAGATTGCGATGCCTGCGTACATATCGCCTCCCACACTGTTGATGTGGACAGTCACCTCATCCTTACCCTCTAGGCTGGAGAGGTCTTTCAGGAACTCGTCCTGGGCGATGAAATTGCCCGGGATAGGTTCACCCGTCCACCAGTCCACCGGGCGGGCGGATACCACCTCGCCGTACATGTCGATGCGGGCGCTGTTGTTGTCCTCGTCGGTGACGATGTTGTAGGGCTTCAAAGGCCCGTGATTGTTAAGTTTCGGCATTGGTTTCCTCCTGTTCTTCTTCCTCCCCAGTATCCACCGGGGGATCTTCCGCTACCTGCGGGGCCTGGTCTGCACCGTTAGCCCTGCGCAGTAGCTCATTCTCCACCGCCAGCTTGTCCGCGTTGGCCGCGTACTCGCTGCCGTTGAGCCGGATGGACTCCGCCTCTCGGGTCGAGAGACCGTTTTCGATGGCCGTCACAGCCGCTGCGACCTCCTTTGTCGGGTCAAGCTGGCCCTGGGATGGGCCGATCCACTCGCTGGCGAGGTACGCTTGCCGGATGATGGGGTCAGTCAGGAAACCAGGTGCGGAAATGCGCCCACGGGCCACGGCCTCCGTCAGCCACAGCTCATACACTGGGCGGCAAAAGTCGTCCGTCAGCCACTCCCGGCGCATCCTAAACCCTTTCCACGCCTCCAGCAGCGCCGCCCTAGAGGCGGAATAGCTGGAATTGAAGGACATGAGCAGCAGATCCTCCGGAATCTCCAGCGCCGCGCCCACCTGCTCACACATGGCCCGCATGAACACGTCAAAGCCGCCGTTGGGATGGGTGGCGGTTGCCATTTTTACGTCCTCGCCTGGTTCCAGAATGTTGATAGTCCCGGCCCCGATCTCGTATTCATTGGGATCTCGGCTGATCTCCTGCACGCCGTCGCCGCCTACCTCGTTGAAGGGCATATCGGACGCCCCCGCCTCAGTAGTGATGAAGGCCGTAAAAAATGCCTGCACCACTGCGGCCATAATCTCAGCCTCGGTATATCGCCGCATTTGCAGCAACGGTTCGATTGCCTGGGCCAGATACGGGACGCCCCGGTACTGCTCCGGGCGCTCCGTGTCCATGATGTGCAGGACGTTTGGCAGGCCGGTGGCCTTGCCATATGCCTCTACACGGGTATACTTGGTCAGCTCCCCGTCCCACTGATTGGGATAGGTGTTGGCGATGTGGTAGGCCACGATTGCCCCGCCAGGGTCAACCTCCACGCCGTCATAGATGGTATTGCCGTTTGCCAACTTGGCCGTGGTGATGTTGGTTAGCAGGGGGTTCCCGCGCACAGCTCCGCCGCCGGTAGCTTCCGGCGTCCGCACCCGGTCGGCCTCGATCAGGTGTAGCCGCAAGGAGTAAGGGGCCAACGGCGTCACCGCCGCCCGCTTCACCAAGGCGAACACGTCGCCGCTCATAGGCCATGACAGCGCCACAAGCTGCTGCATCCCGTAGAAGTTGTTGACGCCGGTTGCATCACAGGCCCGCTTGTTGTTGGCCCATAGGGCAAATTCTCGCTGTACCGTCCTTTGCCAGGCCGCCGCCTGCTCCTGGGTCATCCCCAGCAACTCCCGGTCGATGGTCGCTTTCAGCCGCAGGCCAGGCCCTACGATGTTCGTCCGCTGCCGTTTCAGCGCGGCGGTGGCGATGGGGGCGGTCTGGTACAGGATGCGGGAGCGCTGCCGCAAGGTGTAGTTGTTGGCGTTGATGTCCTCAGATGGGGCGCCACTCTCCACCGTGAAGCCTTTCAGCGCCTTCTTGGTGTAGCTGGCCCCGCCGTGGGAATACCCCTTGTTTTGCACCCTCACGTGGGATGTTCCGTGTGAGCCAGTCGTTCGTTTCTGTTCCACTTGCACCTCCTCCTTTCTGTTCAGATTTACCGGCGGGCTGGGGCGGGGGAAGGAGGAGACCCCCACCCCTGACCCATGGCCGGCGTATATGTTGAAGCCCGTAGGCGCTCAACCTACCAGTCGCGGGGGATAGCTCCCACCGCCTTGCGGCGCTTACCGCCGCGCAACTCTTCTTCCAGGCCGTCGATCTCCTTCTCCAGCTTGGCGATGGTCTCCTCAAGTTGGGGAAGATCGAGCCGTGTAAGGTTTCGCGACCCCACCGCATAACTCTTGACCTGCCCGCTCAAAAGGGCCAGATAGGCCGCCTGCGCCTGCTCCAGCGCCTTCCGCCGGAACTCCAGTCGGCTCTTGATGACCGTCTTGCTTGCCATTTTTTCCTCCTCCAGGGCATGAAAAAGCATCGGTTTCCCGATGCTGCCCGCATTATCCTATTTACCAATCATCTGCCGCGCTCTGTCGCCTCACGGCTCCGCGCCTGCGTGTCCTTTGTGGCTGCGCCGCCTTCTGCTCAGGGGCCCCCTTCAAGCGGCGCTCCACGGCGTCCATGTCTGGATCGAGTACCCGAAAGGCTGCCATTGCGTAGTTCCTGCAATCCAGCGGTTCGTTCCGCTCGTGCCCTTTGAGCACCTTCCAGGCCGTCCGCTTGCGGCCCCGCTCCAGTGTCTCCTCCTGCACCTCGGACATGAGGCCGGTAAAATATCGGTAGTCATACCCCGCTTCCGGGTGGTTCGGGAAGTGGCAATATTTCGGCCCAGGCTCCAGCACCAGCAGGGATCCCTTGAGTATGTCCGCCTTTCCTGCGTCAACTCCAATGGTATAGAGCCACGTTTCCCCAATGGCCCGGCCATCGACCACTATCTTCACCTTGGACGGCGGTTTGGTGTACGGTTCACCCCCGCCGCCCTTGCCCTTGATAGCAAAGACGCGCTTACCCAGCCGTGCCCGGCATTGCTTATAAACGCTCTGCGTCTTGTGGCCGCCGGAATCCACGAAGGTCAGGGAGACGGTCAGCCCGCGCCCGCTCTCGAATTTGTAGACATGCTCCACCACATCGTCAAGTCGAAGCCACACTTCATCGTCGTTCGGGTCGCCCATGATGATACCCTTCTTTATGCCCCAGCTCTCGCCGTAGTACCCCCAGCCGACCACCTCATATTCCAGGCGGTCATCCTGGGTATCGACGCCGCATGTGAGCACCAGCACCCCCTCCGGCAACTCTACCGGGGAGCCGTCGGCTCTCGTCCCGTAGTCCTCCCGGCGGGTCATCATGTCATCCTCACTCGCCAGGCCGCCACGATCCTCCCACAGCTTGCCCAGTTTGGTGTTATAAACCACCTGGAGCTTGCGCGGGTCTTTCCGGGCGTCCAGGAACTCATAGACTATTTTCGCCCATGGCTGCCAAGGTGAAGCAAAGCCGTTGAGCCAGAAGGAGCGGTGCCCCTTGCTGATTGCCTCCGGGTTCTCTGCCTCCCAGCGGGCGGGCTGCCTCCTCATTTCTTCCTCAGTGGATACACAGGCGCATGACGGACAGCACCACGTCACATTTGTAACTTTGTAGTCTGTTTTGCGGCCCGCTTTGAAGGTGTCAAACTCAAACTTGATATCGTCGAAGTCGATTTCATGCCATGCCCCACAGTGTGGACACTGGTGCCTCCACCTCTCCTGAGTGCCATCGTCGAAGGCGTCCGCGATGGGACTTGCCCCCTTGACCGTCGCCGTGGAGACGTCAACCAGCTTGGCGTTGTAGTAGGTGATGGTACGGGCGTCCGCCAGCTTCCAGGGGTCTCCCTCGGTTCCTGCGGACAGCGCCCAGCGGTCTCGCTCGTCGCCGAAGATATAGCGCACAGGCGTTGACGCCAGGGCCGCCGGGGCGTTGGAACCGATGATGGACAGGGCCCCGCCCGGGAAGGATTTCTCCTGCACGGTGTTTGCGCTGTCCCGCCCCTTGGCGTCGGCCACTTTCCGCTTGAGCGTCGGGCAGTCACGCACCATTGGCGCAATCCGCCGCCGGGAGAATTTCTTAGCGTCGTCGATGTTCGGCTGGATGTAGAGCATAGAGCCCGGGTCTTGGTCTATGGCATATCCGATGCAGTTCAGGATGAACTCGGATTTTCCCACCTGTGATGAGGCTACCATGGTCAGCCGCCGGACACGGGGATCTGAAAATGCATCCATCGGCTCCACCAGGTATGGCGTCCGTGCGTTTCGCCAAGGCCCAGCCTCGGCGCTGCTCTCACGGGATAAAACTCGGTACTGCTCCGCCCATTGGCTTACGGTCAGGTCTGCGGGCGGGCGGTAGTTGGATAGGGCGTGGGCCGCAGTTCGGTCAACTGGTCGGAGCCGCCGCCTTTTAGCTGTCATCGTCTCCTTGACGCTCATTCCATCCCTGCCTTTCCCGCACACGCGCCTTGTATTTCTCCGGGTCGTATCGGTAGTCGGCCAGTTGGTTGAGGATGTAATAGATCTCCTTTTTCACCCGCTCGGCCTGCTCAGGGGCCGTATGGGTTCCGGACAAGTCAACGGCCAGCTTGCCGGGCATTGCCATGAGCATGGAGCGCAAAAAAAGGACGTGGTCGGTCATGATGGCCTCCACATCCTCCGCCCGGTGCATCTTGCCCTGGAGCTCTTTCAACTCCATTTGCGCCGCCTTGGCCTTGGCTTCCTTGATGTCCACCTCCGCTCTCAGCTTTGCCTCCTCCAGCTCCGCCGTTGTCTCCTTCTTCTCCCGTCCGTTGGCCTTGTCCGACAAATACCGGATATACGCCTGGATGGTTGGCAGAAGGTCGTACTTAGTCGGTTTACCATGCCCTTTGATGACGCCCTCGGTCTTAAGCTGCTCCACTCGGCGGGTCGATACGCCGAATATCTTGGCAATCACTTGTGTACTCTGTAAATTCTCGGCCATTTCGCTGCCTCCTTTGTCAGATTAGCCCAAGGACGCGCTTCACGTCCTCATTTCTGCAATAGCTTTTCCCGCCTGGGAGCGGTAGATTGAACTCGAAGTCAATCCCTTCTATATGCTCCTGTCTGGAAAGATCACGCACTTTTACTGCCTCGACTTGCCAGCTATCGCCGTAGGTCATGTAGGTCATGCGCTCAATCTTGAAGCCGCTGCTTTCAAGGAGCTGCTTTATGCCCTCTTTGTCGTGGAAGTGCTGGAAATACCAATTTCCCTTCCGATAATCACCTGTGAAATTGTCCCCGTCCAGGTATGACACGTACTTTCTGGCTGACTTGTCCTTGGAGTGGCCCAGCTTGTCCAAGACAGCCTTGAGAGGTCTCCCTGATATGAATAGCTTATTCTTGCAGAACAGGTTCAGGCAGGCCATGACGCTTTTTTCTGCCTTTACGCTGTCCACGCTGTTGAGCACGCTGTCGCAGACGACGACATCAAAAGTTTTCTCCTTGGTCAGATACTCAATCAGGTGGTCAATCTGCCTGTTCCCCATTGAGACATTGATCTGGCTGCCGTTGTTGTTGAAAAACTCGACGCCGACCGCCCACTCATAGTTCTTCATGAGGTGGGTTATATAAGCTCCCTTGCCGCACCCGAAGTCCAGTATGCTTTCCGCCTCGCTGCTCATCAGGTAGGGGATTACATAGTTCTCATACAGCGTGCTCTTATTCCGCTTTTTGAGATCCCCCTTCGTGAGGTTCCGGTGCATCTGCGCCAGCCCCTGCACATAGGTGTTTTTCTCAATAGCATCATAGGAGTATTCGCCGTAGTCCGCCTTCATGTAGTCAAACGCCTGGTCAAATAGACTTTCCTTAATGATGTAGCAACGCGGCGTCATACCCAGCAGCTCGCAGGCCCGGACGTAGTTTGTCCCGATCAGCACCTCGCCCCTGCAAATGACGCAGCTCAGGACGTTCCCATACTTGAGGAGCATCCGGCATATCTCTTTGACGTAGGTTGACCCTGCTTTCTTGACCGTGAAACGGGCGGCCTCAATGTCTATGAACTTACCAGGCTTAAACCCTTCCGTATTTACGTAACATTCAAACCCACGCTGTGCATCCACTCCGTTGTGCAGTTGGTTGAACTTGATTTCGTCCCCTGCCGACACATTGGAAACCAGGATGGCCGGCACCTCTGTGTACCCAATGGCTGTTGCCGCCTTCGTTCTTTGGTGGCCCGCTATGATGATGCTGTTCTTGCTGTTTACCAGAATGGGGACGGTGAACCCGATCACTCTAAGAGATTCCTGTAGCTTTGCAAACTGCTCCTCGCTGATTCTCCGAGGGTTGTAAGAGGCTGGGCGTATGTCTGAAATTCTGACCGTCTTAATCATTGAGGAGCCACCCCACAAAACCGAACACAACGCCGTTTTCATCGACATAGGAATCAAGGGCTTCTTTTAGCTGATCGTACTCTGTGTCAGTCATTGGAATTTCGGTACTGTCAAACCTCAGCTTGTGAAGCGCCGCTTCAGATTTTGACTTCACTTCGTCAATGTCGGCCATCACGCTCTCCTGGAGCGCAGCCGTAATATCCGCCACATCGTCCGCTGTGTAGCCGGTCAGCGATACGTCAATGGCCTCAGCATCAAAGCCTCCGAATAGTTCCGCCAGCATTTTGTTGTCGACCTCCGCCAGCTCGGCAATGCGGTTGTCTGCAATGAGGTCCGCGGTCTCGGCTTCCTCGCTGTCATAGTGCTGGTAATCAACCGGCACATGAGACAGCCCGGCATGAATGGCGGCCATCAGACGGCCATGACCACGCACCACCAGGCCGGACAATGTGGACACCGTTACCGGGGCCCGCCAGCCCTGAGCCTGGATGATTTTCGCCAGCAAATCAATCTGTTCCTCCGGGTGCTGATTCGGATTTTTGGGGTTCGGTTTTACCTCGCCTACCGGAACAATTTTATCGAAGGCGCAAAAAACCGGAATACCCCCGGCCTCACCTTTTGCGCGTTTGTTATCCTGCACAATTTCACATCCTTTGTTTTAGTAAATGCAACGAAATGGTCAAAAATCGAAAATCAAAAACTAGGCAATTCCTGGGCTCGCCAGCACCACAGACGCCATTCCTCGCCGGAAGTACCTGCGGCATACCCCTGTCGCCCTTACAGCGCCCCGTCACGCCGTTTATCTTTCTTTCTGGTGTCCTGCTATGGATATATAAAAAAGAGCCCTCACATGGCCGTCTGCGGCCTTGCCTTGGCTCTTGCCTGTCTATCTATGCTACTTAAAGACTATACTATATACACTACACACAATAAGAAACTATATAGTATATATATTCGCGCACGCGCACGCGAGGGCAGCAATAGGGTAACGCACCCAGTAGGCCCAGTGGCGGCCCGCCCATATCATGAGCCCATGTACCTGTTCATATAATGATCCAGCCGCTTCTCCAGGTTCTCGTCAATGGCCTTCTGGATGTTCGGCGCGGTTCGCTCGCTGCTGACCATCTGCGGAAGGGATATGGTCTTGATGGCCTCCACGCCGCTCCTGTTCTTGCTCTTGCGCTGGAACGGGATGTACTGGGTCTTGTCCGCCGAACCGGCCCCTGTATGCATGAGCATGATCGGGGAATGGTCGCTGGAGCGCGTGCCCCCTCTGCGGAAGTTCTTCCCAAGTGCCGCCCGCTGCTTCTTGGTTAACTTCTTGACCTTTCCCATGGTGGAGCGCTGGCCCTTGATGATGGTAGCCTTGAGCGTGTACGCCCCCTCCTTTGGCGCGGTCGGTGACATGGAGAAATGCGTCGGCGTCAGCACTCGCCCGGTATAGGTAATCTGAATATTTTCAAGGCTTTCGCCTCGAACTCTGACCTTGCCCGCCTTTTGTCCGGTGATCTCAGCCTTTTTGATGCCGTACTCCTGGGACACCTCAGTGGCAATCCAGGACGGCCCGCGCTTTTTCATATCTCCAATAGTGCTGTTTATGACCTTCTGAGGGGCCTTCTCCAGCGCCTTGAGTTTCCTTCTTAGCGCCTGCATATCACTTACTTTGACGGTGATGCCCATTGATGCCCCCTCTCTTTTCTTGTGCCGCAGCCCGCCTCACGCGGCGAGGGGCGGTATATAAAAAGCCCGCAGGGATGCTCCTGCGGGCTTTGGTTTCTCTGTTCGTTTGTCGCTGATTCGGCGCCCTTCCCGTATCGGCTCGGGAGGTTGGCCGGTGGGCAACTCTACGCCCGTCCACCCAGGCGTCGGAGCATGAGAAAGGCCGCCCCAGGTCTCCCCGTGCGGCCTTTCTTGGGTGTGGCGGCTCGTCGTCCGCCTTTGCTCCGATGGTCTTATGGTACACCCAAAATGAACTATCAATCAATGACATTTACTATCATTTACTGACATTTACTATCAAACATTTTTTAAGTGCGTCTGGAACCAATTTGCAAACTGCCAGTTCCGGCATGTGTGGTAAGACTTTAACCTCGCCTTTGGGTGGGACTGGTCGATATTGTCCGTGCAAATGGGCAGTTGCACCGCCCCCTCGATTTCCACGGTGATCCCGTTGCTCTCATAGTGGATAGTGCTGCCGGGTTGCGGCATAAAGGCCAGGTGGAAGTTCTTCTCCCATTTGAACGGTTGCGCCACGCCGCAAAGGTAATAAACAGAATCTTCAAGAGCGATTCCCCGGCCCTCCTTCATGGCCGGGGAAATTCGCTTATCGTACTCACCTTTGAGACACCTGGCACAGTGCTGTTCCAGGTCTACCCCTTTGACGGTTTTAAGCCATAGGTACTTGAAATTCGCGTTTACGGATATGTGGTTGATTTCCATTATTCTGTTCCTCCTGTAACTATTTTAGCCGCATAGATAGCGTTGTCGGTCAACTGCCGTTGCCATGCTCCTTGAGAAGGTGCCCAGCGGAAGCCCCGGCTCTTGAGCACCTGCTTCATGTTATCGTCAGGCCTGCCATCAAGGACGATTTGCAGCCGGTTCAGATCGGTGTTGATGACCACCTCGCCACCGTCGAACTTCCAGCCCTCCGGGGCGTCTCCGGCTCTCAGCTTCTCCAGTTCCTCCAACCGGGCCTGCACTCGCTTAATCTTCCCCCGCAGGCTGGTCAGCTCGAAGTCCGGCATGGGGCGCTGTGCAAAGGCCGGGGCCTCAGCTATTGCCTTGTCCATGCGGGCGGCAGCCTCATCGGGCACATCCCGGAAGCCCTTCATGGTCTTATGCTTCCGGTAGTGGGCGTTCATGGCCTTGTCCGTCTCCAGTCTATCTTTCAGCCGCTGGAGCTGGTCCTCCAGCAATTTCCGAGCGTGCGGGTCGGCCAGATCCACGGGACCCGTCCCGATGCTCTTGATTCTGTCAAGTAGGCCCTTGACCTCGTCGTACTCTTTCCAGAGGGCATCTTCCCGCGACATCTGCTTGTTGTGCTTGCGCATATTGAAGCCGCCAGCGCCGCAAATAAACTGGCTGGGATAGCTTGCCTGGTTGCGGTTGTATGCGTTCTTCCACTCGGCAAGGCGGCGGGCATAGCGGTCAAGCAGGCTGTCCAGCTTTTCATGATAGTACGGGCTGACAGTCTGCTTCTTGCGCTCTACCAGGGCGGCGGCCTCATCCACGGCGGCGCGGTATCCCTCCGTTGCGCTTCCGGGCTTGTAATCACCCATGTGAACCATGTAATGGGCGGTACGGGCGGTGTTCTCGTCGATGTTGTAATATTTCATAGTCTTTCTCCTCTTAGCGTGGTTTTGCCCTGCCATCATCAGGCCGGGTAGGGCGGCTCCCGGCGACGGGCTGGTTGGCCCGTTTCGGCTATTTTGCGGAAAAGGTGAGCTTTACACCATCAAAGCTATACCACCACTCCCAAAAGTCCTTTGGGTGTTCTTCCCTAGCATCCTCCTTTTGACTTTCACTCAGGGATTCATAAGGTTTCAGCATTTCAACCGCCCTCCTTCCCATAGTAGGCCACTACATCGCCGGTAATGCTGTCGTGGCGGCTGATGATGGTATAGCCGTATTTCTCCAGGTCGCGGCGGGCGCTCTCCAATACAGCGGCCACATATTCGGCCCCACGCTGTTGGTAGGCACTTGGGCGGGTATATCGTTTCCGAAAGTCCTCGACGGATGCGGCCTGTACCTTGTATTTTTTCATCTTCTCGTAAATGTCCATATTGATATGACCTCCTCGCATAGGTGTTATATTTCCCAGCCTTTGGTGCTCTGCAATGTATCGCCACCCGGAATGGCCCCGCCGATGGTCTCCCCGTGGCGGGTGGCGCCCTCGAAGTGATCCAGATAAAGCAGGGCCTTTTCGTTTGCTTCCTGTTCCGTTAAGCGGTAAACCCTTGTCAGTCTGAACCAGCTCCCCGCGAAGGCATAGCAGCGGCCCACATAGGCGTTCTCTTTTGTGAGCGTAGGAAGGTCGGCAAGGTGCTTTTTGAGTGCATCCTGATATTCTGGACGGGCCTTGTTCCGTTCAATCGCAGCGGAGAGCCTGGAGATCAGGCCGGTGTCATCCGTTACCAGGCGGAAGGCGTGGGAGAGGTACAGGAAGTTCCCGGAAATGCTTGTGCATCCGGCGTATTTGGCGGCAACCTCCTGGGACAGCCACTCCGGGGATGGGTTTACAAAGTTCCCGTAAAACTCAAACACGGGGTCAAGGGTGTAGTGCTCCAGGTCGTGGAGTATGTTCTCCTCGGTGTCGGTGATGAAAGACCATGGAGCATCGGGATTGATTGCGGTGTTTAGATATTCGGTCATTGGTGTTCTCCTCCATTAGCGTGTTCGGCCTGCCTCATCAGCGCTGGGCGGCCATCCCTCGGCGGACGCCCCGAAGGGCGTTTCGGCCCGTGCCCGGCGAGCCATCATCAGACGGGCTCGAAATCTTTTGTGAACAATTTTCCTTCCATGGCCCCTTGACCGAACTCGTGGTGAATACGCGCTTGGGCCTCCGGGGTGAGCTCGCGCCATACATGTTCCCGGCCGTCACAGACCAGGAGGAAATCGGCTTCCCAATAGTTTGCCATAGTGTGCTCCCTTCTGCCCTCGTGACCTCCGGGGCGGGCGTTTGTTTATTCGTCATCCTGCGGGTCTTGATCCTTGATTTGAGCTATTAGATCGGCCCGGATGCGTTTCCACATTTCCCGGCTACTACTGCCCTCGTCAAAGCTCAACATTACCGATGTAAGGGCGGTTCTGATGCGGCACATATCCGCACGGCTCATGGTTACGGTTCTCATTTCCTGATTTAACATCTCGTGTTTCCTCCTTGATTCCTCTGCCTTACGCTGTTATAATCAAGGTGGCCGGGGTAAGGCTCCCGGCTCACCTTTTTGGGTGTTGAGTAGCGGCGCTTTAGCGGGGGTCGCTACTCTTTTTTATGCCTTGACCTTGCTGTCCCGCACGATCTTGGCTGCGGTCTCGGGATCGGTGGCGGTCGCTTCAATCAGCTTTGCGATGTTCTCTAAGAACTGATTGAGTTCGGCGCTTGTCATCTCGTCCATGTCCTCACTTCCTTTCATAAGGGGCTTGCCGCCCCTGCCTTACATCCGCTATATTACACTATCTTTAGTACATAGTCAACAGCAATATTACACAAGATTTAGTACATATTGTTGTGCATAATTTACACTAGAGCTAGACCTTTCCGTCTGGTATAATACAGTTCAAGGAGATGGTAAAATGCCGATGCGATATGACAAGCTATTTTCACTCATTGAAAAGAGGGGGCTGACCATGTACTCCCTGCGACGTGACAAGGTGGTCGGTGTCGCCACACTTGAGAAGATGCGAAAAGGAGAGGGGCACGTAGATACTAGATCGCTGGAGCGGCTATGCGAATACCTAGATTGCCAACCTGGGGACATCATGGAGTTTGTACCTGATATGTAAGAGGGCGGCCCGCTTGGGCCGCCCCTTTTCATGCCTCAATAGCCCGTATATGCTGGAGCGCCCTCCCGTGCACTCTATAGACCGCCTGCATCTGGCTTTCGTCGTCGTCTCCGTACAGCCTTCGGGCCACGTCCTTCCATGGCATGTGTCGGTATCCTATGCCGTCTATGTAGCGCAGTCTAAGCACCTCTCGTTCCATAGGGTCATCCAGGCAGTCAATAGCTCCCCTAACCCTGTCCATCTCGTCCAGTTTCTCATTGATTGCGGCTGAGGTCTTGTCCTCATAGGCCAACCGCTTGATGATCGCGTCAGCCATACGGTCAGACGCTCCAGGCGTGTGCTGGGAGCCGTCTCCGTCCCTCCTCGCTGGGATCAGCGCCTGGTTTTTCATCCTTGTGAGCCGCTCCAGATGATTCTCCACTTCCCGGCGGATGAAGATGTACTTGTGCAGTCTTTCTTTGGTGATCGGTTCTCCCATTCTATCCTCCCGCCGAAAATTGATTGATGTATTATTGCTTATACCAAAAATGAGCCCGGGCGATAATCACAGCACCTTTCCCCCGTGCCGGTACGGCCTAGTACGGTTGTACTCCATCTTCTCGCGGATAATGGCGTCCATGTCTAGGCCTTCTTTCCCGGCCCAGTCCAGAATGCGGATGATGCAGTCAGCCATTTCGGTAGCAATCCCCTCCGGCTTTTCGTCGATGCTGTCGAGCTCGCAGGCACCAGCGGTCCAGTCACCACAGCCTCCTTTGAGACAATGGATTTTTTCGTCTGCTGCCAGGCACGCATGCCACACCATGGGCCGCCCGGCGCGGTATTCCTCCAGGGCCTCGGAAAGCTCCGAATGACACAGTGACACAATATCTCCGAAGCTGCGGGGCTCGTCCCACCAGCCATGTTCTACAGCGTTCTGATGGATTTCTTTTGCCAAATCATTCATGCTCATATTATTTTCTCCTGTTGTCTTAATGGTTTTTGTGCCACGAACTTTACAGTCCCGCACTTGGGGCAAATATACAGCCCATCATGATAAACTAGGCAGCGCACATTGCTATCCCAAGAAACAGGCTCATCGCTCACATAATTTTGGAATGGGGCCTCTTGCTCATATCCACAAATGCACTTCATTGTCCGCCCTCCCCGTCGTGGATGCTATTTTTTCGTACACGTTTGTTCATTAACTATCATCTTTTCCTCCATCGAATTTGTTTCCAATGACTTCACTGTATACTCCTACTTCCTCCATATCAAACCAGCACAGGGTATCAATGTTCGGCTCCGGGCCGCTTATATGGACAAGTTGCCAGCCCCATGTATAGCTGCCATTTGGATTCCCAAACTCCACGCGGCCAATCCATTCATAGTCGTTTGGCTCATCATGGAATTTGAGGACATCTCCATCAAAAACACGCTTTCCATCACTGTCGGTCAGGCCGGTGTACTTGCAGACCGTGGAGGGGTCAACATCATGACAGGTATCGCAGCAAATAAAGCCTTTGCTTTTTGAAAATAATGTTTTGCTATCACTGGGCAAGATTGCGCGGGCACCGCCTGCAAAGCATACCAAGCTTCCGGAAATCCATTCTCCATTATCCAGCCGCTTAGCTTTGAAAAGGATTTCTCTCATTGTTTTTCCTCCATCATCGTTAAAGCCTTCTGCAAGCAAGCCTGTATCTCTTCACTGATAGCAGCATTGCTCTTTGCGAATGTACTGTCTAAGTAGTTTTTGTCATGGTAAGCAAGAGTTTCTAGAGCTAACGCAACACGAATGTACTCTTCTGACGTTTTGCATACACACTCAGGGGATTTCATTGGGCACCTCCGATGATCTCGTCCAATGTGGCCCGCCTTATGCTCCTCAGC